TATTAAATGCGATGGGGTCAAACAACCCAGAAGATTTAAATTTGTTTGATTACAACGGCGATGGTGTAATCGACTTTGATGATTTGCTGATTGTCTTGTCAATGGAAGGTGCTGGTGAAGATCCAATGTACGCCTTCCAATATCGTGAAGCACAGGGATTAGCCGGGCGAGATCCCACTACGTCCGGATCTGGTAAAAAATCAACACCAAACATTTCCGGTGTTGGGGGTAAAAGACCCACAACGACATCAAACCCGACAATCGGTGGATCGCCTACAATGACCGGAACCCCAAGTCTCATCGATCCGATTCAAGCAATGGGCGGTAGAGGCTAATGTTACTCATTACTGAAGTCAATGATAATGTAAAACTTGTCACCGAAGAAGTAAACGGTGAAAAGCAATATCATATTGATGGAATCTTTATGCAAGCGGAACAAAAGAACCGCAACGGTCGAATTTATCCAAAGAAAACTTTGATGAATGAAGTTACCCGATATAACGATGATTATGTCAAAACTGGTCGTGCGATGGGTGAACTTGGTCACCCAGAAGGTCCACAATTAAATCTTGAAAGAGTTTCACATCTCATCAAAGAACTCCGCGTAGATGGAAATGATATCTACGGGAAGGCAAAGATTCTGGATACACCCTACGGCAAGATCGTAAAAGACCTTGTGAAAGAGGGCGTACAGATTGGTGTTTCTTCTAGAGGTATGGGTTCACTCAAACAAAAAGGTGGTATTAATGAAGTCCAAGATGATTTCAATCTTGCTGCCGTAGATATCGTTGCTGATCCATCTGCTCCTGATGCTTTCGTTCAGGGAATTATGGAAGGTAAAGAATGGGTGTGGGAAAACGGTCTGCTTACAGCAAAAACCGTTGAAGCACATCAAAAGCATATCCGTCGTGCGTCTAAGTCGGATCTTGAGGAAGCAAAGTTGTATGCTTTCGCGGATTTCCTCTCAAAAATAATGAAAGATAAATAAAAAAGACTAAGGAGACAATAATGAGTCTTAAGAACGCTTTAGAAACTGCGAAGGAAATTCTCGAACAATCAGAACTTCAAGAGGGCGATATGCTCAAAATGAAGAAAAGTAAACTTGCCGCTGGTGGGGACTCAACAGATGTTGAAATGTCCGCCGATGGTGAGGGATCTAAGTCTGCTGACGGTGTTACCCCCAAAATCGCCAAGCCTGTCAAGCCCGGTGGCAAAACCGAGGTTGAAGGTGAAATGTACGATGATGAGGAAGAATACTACGATGAGAGCGAAGTCGCAACCCCCGGTCAAACAATGAAGTTTAAGAAGGCTAAATCCGAAGAGGAAGAGTCTGCCATGATGATGACCCCCGGACAAAAAAAGAAAGTCAAAGAATCAATTGAAGCGTTTAAGGAATTATTCTCTTCTGAAGATTTCTCTGATGACTTTAAGATGTCTGCTCAAGCAGTTTTTGAAACCGCTATTGAGAATCAGGTCGATGCAATCCGAGACGAACTTTATGTAGAATTCCAAGAACAACTGGATACTGAAAAACAACATCTCGCAGTTAAACTTGACGAATATCTTTCCTACGTCACTGAAGAGTGGATGAAGGAAAATGAAGTTGCAATTGACACTGGCATTCGTGGTACGGTAACTGAGTCCTTTATGAAAGGTTTGAAAGACCTTTTTGAAACTCACTACGTCACCATGCCAGAGGAATCACTTGATCTTGTTGAAAGTCTTAATGGCAAGATTGAAAATCTCGAAGATAAACTCAATGAGTCTATCGAAAGAAATGTTGATTTGTCAAAAGGCTTAGTCAAAGCACAATGTGAAGCAATGTATCAAGATGCTTCCAAAGATTTAACGGTTTCCGAAGAGGCTCGGTTCCGTCAACTTTCAGAGAAGGTTGACTTCCAAGATGCTTCAGAATTCCAAGATAAAATTACCACTCTTAAAGAAAACTTCTTTAACCAGTTCGAGGAAACTCAAACTAGCGTTCCAACCCCTCTCGTTGAGGAGTATGCAACACCCGAAGAAGAGGCTGTAAATGAATCGGTTGAATTGTCACCCACAATGAACGCATATACCAATATGCTCAACAGAATTAATTCGGTCGATAAGAACAAAGTTTCATAACCAAGGAGAATACTAATGGAACAAATGCTTGTTGAAAATCTGAAAGATAAGTGGGGACCAGTTCTTAACTGTGAAGGAATGGCTCCCATCAAAGACGATTACCGTAGAAATGTTACGGCAATCTTACTTGAAAACCAAGAAAAAGCACTTCGTGAAGAAGCGAACCTTGCTCCCGTTCCTAACGGCGCACAAGGTCGTGACTTTGTAAATACTGATGGTTCTTTTTCAAGCGTTGGTGCGTTCGATCCCGTACTCATCTCGCTCGTTCGTCGCTCAATGCCCAACTTGATTGCATACGACATCTGTGGTGTCCAGCCTATGTCTGGTCCTACAGGTTTGATCTTTGCGATGAAGTCTAAGTATGTCCCGAGAGACACCGACTCTGACAAGTACCCTCTGGGTGGTGCAGAAGCACTCTTTAATGAGGCTGCTACTAAGTTCTCTGGAACATCTGGTGGTGACGGTTCTACTGCTGGTGCTGGTTTCCCCGGCTTCGGTGGAACTGGTGACCCTCTGGGTGATGTCGGTGCTGCTGGTACTTCCGGTGGTGGTTTCACTGCTGGTGGGGCACAAAACACTTTTGCAACCAATCCCGGTGTCACAACTGCGATTCTTGAAAACAGTACATTCAACGAAATGGGCTTCGTCATCGACCGTCAATCTGTCGTTGCTAAGACTCGTGCATTGAAGGCTGAATACACCTCTGAACTCGCACAAGACCTCAAGGCTGTTCACGGTCTTGACGCTGAAGTTGAATTGGCAAACATTCTCTCATCTGAGATTCTTGCTGAAATCAACCGCGAAGTCATCCGAACCATTTACAACAATGCTAAACTCGGATGTCAACAGTCTGGTCTGAAATTCACCGCTTCTGACAGTCCATTCATGGGTGGTTCTGGTGTTGGTGCGCAACAAGGTCTTGGCGGTATCTACGATATCGAAAACGACTCCGATGGTCGTTGGTCTGCTGAGAAGTTCCGTGGTCTGATGTTCCAAATCGACCGTGAGTGCAACGTAATTGCTAAGGAAACTCGTCGTGGTAAGGGCAACTTCATTGTCTGCACCTCTGATGTTGCTTCGGCTCTTTCGATGTCTGGCTTCTTGAACTTGACCCCAACACCTGATGTCAACCTCACCGTTGATGATACAGGCAACACCTTTGCTGGTACTCTTAATGGCAAGATTAAGGTCTACATTGATCCTTACTCTGTCTCGGGTGCTGACTATGTTTGTGTTGGTTACAGAGGTTCCAGTCCATATGATGCTGGTATGTTCTACTGCCCATACGTTCCGTTGCAAATGGTTCGTGCAGTGTCGGAAAGCACTTTCCAACCGAAGATCGGCTTCAAGACTCGTTACGGTCTTGTCAACAACCCGTTCGTGTCGAGTGGTTCGGATGCTTCTGATCCTCACGGATCCAATGCGGCTCGTGCTAACCAATACTTTAGAATCTTCCGTGTCTTGAATCTTCATGGCACTGATGTCTCTACATCCTGATTCTAAGTAAAAATTAAATACGCAGATAGGGGAGTCGAAAGGCTCCCTTATCTTTTACCTAAATAAATTGATGACTGATCCAAACAATCCATTCATGGATTTACACAAGACGATCAATAACTATACCTCTCCCGGCACTAAAAGCGTTACGGGTGGGTTTACTTCCATTGATACAGATAACGATATACTCCCCGGTCTGACCGAGGGATTTCAAATCGGTAATCCACCGGGTGCTATTGGAAGACAACCAGATAATGTAAACTACCTGTATCCCAATTTCTTTAGATTTAATATTTTTAAACTACCAAAGTTTGTATACTTTGTTCAAAAATTATCTCTGCCTCCGTTTGGAACTGATGGTACACAGATACAACCAAGTAGATTTGTCAATGCTAATCACCCAAATACCAAGGCTACATTCGGACAACTTGCGGTGACCTTCTTGGTTGATGAAAACATGGCAAACTACCGTGAGTTGTACGATTGGATGCAATCGATATATCTTATCAAAAATCATAAGAACTTTGATTCAAATATTAAGAATCATTTTTCGGATGGATCTCTCCATATTCTGAATAGTGCCATGAATCCAAAGAAAGAGATTCGTTTTCACAATCTTCTGCCAGTTCAAATATCTGGTCTTGACTTTGATTCTAGTGTTACAGACTTGACTCCACTTGTGGCTGACATGACTTTTTCTTTCGATTACTACGAATTCGTAGATTCCTGTTAATTTCTTCTTGACTCGACTCCACATCCCTTTATAGTACGAGTGTCAACGAGAGAAAAGGGAAAAAGGATTACATTATGGAACTTACTGAACTTAGAAAGATGGTAGAAGCGGACGCTCAGATCGATGACACTGAACTTGACACTGAAAGCCTTCGCCTCCCAAATCTACACAACAAATACCTGAATCTGTACCATGATTCCAAACTTCGATACGAGAGAGCCGCAAACGAATACAATCGGCTCTACAAGTTGAAGTGGGAATACTACACTGGAAAGATTGATGAGGAAACCCTAAAACAAAAAGGATGGGAACCTTTTGATCACAAAATTCTACGCAATGATGTTAGCGTCTACATGAATGGCGATGATGATCTGTGTGCAAGAAAAGAAAAAATGGCATATATCCAAGCAATCGTAAACTATCTTGAAGAGGTCGTAAAAGAGATTACCTTCCGACATACCAAGATCAAGAATGCAATTGAATGGCGTAGATTCTTATCTGGAGGATAAATACAAATGTATGCCAGATTATGTGATCGAGGAGTTAGACTCCTGTAATATCAAAGTGAAGTGCGAGAGACACCATGCAAAAGAGTTGTCTGATTTCTTCACATTCAAAGTTCCCGGTCACAAGTTTATGCCCTCATATCGTGCGAAGAGATGGGACGGGCAGATCAAATTATACAACATGTATTCACAGAAAATTTATGCAGGGCTTGAATCGTATATTGTCAAGTTCTGTAAAGAGCGTGGGTATACGATTGAAACACCAAATCGCAAAAAAAGAAACTGGTCGGTAGACCACCTAGAATCGCTTCTGAGCGGTTTGAATATTCAGTTAGGCGGGAAGCCTGTAAAACCACATGATCACCAGAAGGAAGCCATCCTACACGGTATGAACACCGAGCGTTGCTTGCTGCTTTCACCCACAGGATCGGGTAAATCTTTAATCATCTATACACTTATGAGACATTTTATGAACCTTACTCCCGAGGACAAAAAGGTTTTGGTTATCGTACCCACCGTGGGTCTGGTTTCACAAATGTTTCACGACTTTATTGAGTATGGCGGAGAGGGCTGGAACGCCCGAACGCACTGTCACATGCTATACTCAGGAAAGGAAAAGGCAACTCGAAGTCGAGTTGTGATATCAACATGGCAATCATTAGTAAACATGCCCGAAGAATTCTTTCAACAATTTGGGACTGTCTTTGGCGACGAAGCACACCTCTTCAAATCGAAATCATTGAAACAAATCCTCTCCCGCTTGACCACGTGTCCATATCGTATTGCAACGACCGGAACACTTGACGGACTACTGACACACAAGTTGGTCATCGAAGGTTTGTTTGGTCCAACCAAGAAAGTTGTGACCACCAAAAAGTTGATAGAGCGAAAACTACTTTCAGACTTGACTATCGATTGTCTGTTGCTATCATATGGAGGAACTGATCGACAGTTCATGCGTAGAACACAGTATGCAGATGAAATTGAATGGATTGTCACAGACGAGCGCAGAAATAAATTCATATGTGACTTAGCCGAAAAAACAAAGGGAAACACACTTGTACTATTTCAATTCGTAGAGAAGCACGGAAAGGTGCTACACAAAATGCTCAAAGATTCTAATAAGCCTGTGCATTTTATCTACGGAGGAACAGATGTCGAACAACGCGAATCGGTAAGAAAATTAGTTGAAGAAACAAATGATTCAATCATTATTGCATCGTACGGAACTTTTTCAACTGGTGTGAACATTAAACGCCTAAATAATATTGTGTTCGCGTCACCGTCAAAGAGTCGGGTTAGGGTGCTACAGAGTATTGGAAGACAACTTAGAAAGTCTGTTCACAAAAGCACCGCACGACTCTACGACATAGTTGACGATTTGTCATGGAAAAAATACGTCAACCATACACTTCGTCATTTCTATGAACGTAAAAAGATATATGACGCGGAAGGCTTTGAGTACAAGATCGTGAAGATCCCACTAATAGGAGAACGAAATGAACAAAACCCCCTTCAAGGTTCTTAAACTCAGAAGCGGTGACGATATCGTTGCAAGGCTGATCAAGAATGCAAAAGATTTTATTCGCCTTGAAAGACCAATGGTTATCAAGGTGATGCACTATGTTGATCCTATGGGTGGTTCAAAAAGAGAAACTATTGTTCTGTACGACTGGATGAAAATGACAACCTCAAATCACATTGATATACCGAGAGATCATATTCTTGGAATCTTTGATGCGAACCCAGACATTGTTGATGCGTATGATATGCAGAAACGACTTGAAGACAATCCATCATTAATCAACAAGATCAATCCACCCCGCAACCCCGGTCCCGGCTTCAATATTGACAGAATTATGAAAATTGTTGAAGAAAAAATAAACATGTTACAGGACGAGGACGAAGAAGAAGAGATTGAATTTGAAGCGGGAATTGATTTTGAGGATATCAAAGATATGCTGAGTGACGCTAGACGTAAAGGTGGCAGTAAACAAATTGAAATCGTTGATGATGAAGATAAAAATCATCCTGACTATGGAACCAGATATACAGATTGGTCACCAAATATTGATGACTACTTGACATAAGAAAAAAAGAGTGTAAACTTATACCATGACTGACTCTCACTACATTGATAATAAAGAATTCTTCGCCGAAATGGTGGAGTGGAAAACTCTCGTGAACAGTGCGGAAGAGTCTGGCGATCCAAAGCCACCAGTCACCGAATACATCGGACAGTGTTTTCTACTAATCGCAGAGCGACTATCTACGCGACCCAACTTTGTAAACTATCCTTTTCGTGATGAGATGGTGGGCGATGCGATTGAAAACTGTTTGATGTATGCTTCTAACTTCGATCCAGAGAAGTCTAAAAATCCTTTTGCGTATTTTACTCAGATTACGTACTATGCGTTTCTGAGAAGGATTCAACGAGAGAAAAAGCAGGACACAATCAAGTATAAGTTGATGGAAGCAGCAGACGCAAAAGGTGAACTGGCTGCGATGCTTGATCCTGAACAGATGTCAAAAGATCCTTACGCTGATTATCTAAAACTAACACCTAACGATATCGTGAATATCGAACCTAAAAAGAAACGAAAGAAGCGTAAAAAGAAGACGGACACGGAGGAACTTTTTTGAAGATTGCGATCCTTGCCGATACTCACTTCGGCGCACGCAACGACTCACAACTCTTTCTAGATTATTTCACAAACTTCTTTGAGAATACATTTTTTCCAGAGTGTGAGAAGCGTGGAGTCAAGACTATCATTCACTTGGGCGATCTTATGGATCGTCGCAAGTTTGTCAACTTCAATACGCTTTCACAGGTTCGTGAAAAGTTTGTCGAGCCTTTGGTCGCTGGTGAATATGACTTTCACTGCATCGTCGGCAACCACGACACCTACTTCAAAAACACAAACGATGTCAACTCGCCGATGGAACTTTTCGGTGGTCGATACGAAAAGGTACACATCTACGACAACCCCGTGACTCTGACGCTCGGTGGTTGCAAGTTTGCGTTAGTGCCTTGGATGAACAAAGAAAATGAAGATACCTGTCTTGGCTTCATGCAGGATAGCGATGCAAAGATTGTCTGTGGACACTTTGAATTGAATGGTTATCAAGTCATGCGTGGAGTTGATTACACGGGCGGACTTGATCCTGTGTATGTCAAAAAGTTTGACCGTGTTTTTTCTGGTCACTTTCACCAAAAGCACGAAAAAGAAAATGTTCATTACTTTGGCACAGCCTATCAAATGACATTCAACGACCTTTTTGAAAAGAAAGGTTTTCACATCTACGATACAGAGACAGATGAAATCGAGTTTGTCGAAAACCCCGAACAAAAGTTTTTCTCTGTGCAATATACAGATGATGCTGATTACAGTATGACTGACTTTCGCAAGTATCGTGACTCATATGTTAAGGTGTTTGTTCACGAAAAAAAGAACGCAGCAAAGTTTGACAAACTCATTGAAAAACTCTATGATAGTCGTGCTGAGTCAGTGATGATTCTTGAAAACGAAACGCAAAAGCAAGAGTCCAAACCTGTAGACGAGGGGGCACTTGCAACCGATACACTAACCCTCATTGGTGAACAAATTGATGATATGCACTCAAATGATAAAGATGAAGCAGAACGCTTGAAAGATTTGTTTAAGGAGTTATACTTAGAATCCTTTGACGAGAATTAATTATGATTAGATTTGAAAAAGTCCGTTTCAAGAACTTCGGTTCTTTCGGCAATAACTTTACAGAAATTCAACTGAACCGTCACCGATCCTGTTTGGTGTCTGGACTCAACGGACACGGCAAGTCTTTTGCCTTGCTCGACTCTATCACGTTCGCTCTGTTTGGTAAGCCGTTTCGTAAAGTAAATATTCCTCAACTTCCAAATACAATTAACGAAAAAGATTGTGTGGTCGAGGTTGAGTTTAGCGTCGGTGAGTTGAACTACATGGTTCGCCGTGGATTGAAACCCAAGGTGTTCGAGATTCACAAGAACGGAAAGATGATTGATCAGAACGCAAAGACAAAAGATTATCAAGTTATGCTGGAGGATCAGATCCTTCGCATGAACTACAAGTCTTTCACGCAGGTTGTGATTCTTGGTATTTCATCGTTTGTTCCGTTTATGCAGTTGTCTGCGGCAGATCGTCGTGATGTCATCGAGGACATCCTTGATATTCAAGTTTTCTCACAGATGAATAGTTTGTTGAAAACAAAAACTGCAAAACTCAAAAGCGACTTAGGCGACTTGAATCGTGACCTCACGATCAACAAAGAACGGGCTTCGGCTACCGTGGCTCTTGTCCAATCGCTGCAACGCAAGAGTGCCGAGGAGCGTGATGGATATGTTGCAGAGATCAAAGATGCTCGGGAGCGTCAAGAAGGTTGTGACACAGAAATCGAAACGATTGACGAACGCATCGCAAAAGAACTGACAAAGATCATCGATGAAAAAAACAACGATACTCGGCTCAAAGAGTATGCGTCTCTAGAAAAGAGACTGAACCGTGATCTGAGTCAGACAAAGAAAGAGATTGCATTCTATGAGAAGAACCATGTCTGCCCGACCTGCTCGCAGAGTATTCCACAGGATAAAGCGGAGAGCGAGAAGACAAAGAAGAACAATCAAGTCGCTGATTTTCGGAACGCTCTCGACGAACTTGAAAAGATGCGAACAAAGTCAGAAGAACGACAAACAGAAATAAATGAGATCAAGACCACGATTCAAGAACTCAAAGATGAAAGAATTCGTGTGAACACCCGACGCAGAACTGCACTTGATTATGAAAATAAAATCCAAGGCAAACTCGATGCTCTGAGTGGTGGCGAAGAAGGTGATGTTGCAGATGCAAAGAAGAAACTGGAACTCACCAAAGAACAACGTGAAAGATTACTGACAAAGAAAGATGACCTGCTGATTCGCAATAACACACACTCAAATGCGTCGGATCTTCTCAAAGACTCTGGTATCAAAGCCAAGGTCATTCGCTACTACATTCCTGTCATCAACTCACTTATCAATAAGTATCTGAAAGAGATGGAGTTTTTTGTGTCTTTTGAGTTAGACGAGAACTTCAACGAAACCATCAAGAGTCGGCATCGAGACACATTCTCATACATGTCGTTCTCTGAGGGTGAGAAACTGCGTATCGACCTTGCCATTCTGCTCGCATGGCGTGAGGTGTCAAGGCTCAAGAACTCCGCAAATACCAACCTGCTGATTCTGGACGAGGTGTTCGACGCATCGCTGGACGCAGGAGGATCAGACGATTTCTTGAAACTTCTACACACTCTGTCCGAAAAGAGTCATATTTTTGTAATTTCACATAAATCGGATCAATTAGCAGATAAGTTTGAAAATCAAATCGGCTTCCAGAAGGCAGGAAACTTCTCTCGCATCATATAAAAGCATAAATAAGTGGACGGAGATCCACTATGAATTTTACGACTTTTCTGAGCGAAGAAAAAATTACTGCTGCTGATTTTGAGAACTTTATTACGGTTGCCTTCAACGGGGGACCAAAGAAAGATAAAGATACTCCGATCAAAAGTATGGCAGCGTATGAAGCAAATCTTCCAGCACTGAAAAATATCGTTAAGGCTCTCAAAGGTTCTGGCTTCAAGGGTCGTATGATCCAAACGGGCAAAGCACAAGGTAAACTTAGTCCTGCATGGACAGGTACAGACAAGACACCTAAAGCCGATATGGTTGTTGGCAAAAGAGGGATTTCACTCAAGAAAAGAGGCGGCTCCCAGTTGGCATCAGCCAAACAAGCCGAAACCATGTCAACCTTCAATGCTGCCGTGGGCTTTATGGACTCTGAAGTTCCCGGTGAAGCAACAAAACTTGCCAACGATTTATCTGCGTTGATGCTGGAATATGCCGTTCCAAAAAAACTTGGTAATATTGGTGAGTTTCTAAAGAAGATCAAGAATCCCACCGAGTACAGAAAGACTCGTGGCAACGAAAGAAAACTTGCAAACGAATATCTTTCCAAGACAGATATGATGAAAGTTATGACCGAGCGTGTTCGCACGTTTTTTGATGGCAATGATACATTTAGAAACTTCTTTGTCTACGAAGCAGCCACGGGTGCAGAGAAGTTTAAACCAGATCCCTCTGCCTCAGCAAACTATATTGTGGCGTTTGATGAAGCAGGTAGCACATCCATTCATCAAATTTCAAAGGGCTACGGTAAGATCGGTCCCTACATCCCAAAACTTGCGTCCACCGTCAAACTTCGCATCTCTTGGAAAACACACAGCAGTAAATCACAAAAAACATTCCCGTCCTTCCGAGCAGATGTTCGTGATGATGTCAACGATGAAGTGACTTTTCAGTCTTTGTTTGATGAACATTTCTCAGAACTAAATGAAAACATTTTTACCGATGCCAAAAACTTTTTGAGCAATATCAAAGATAGTATTCAAGACTTTATCAAAAAGGCTGCTGCCCTCATCTATAAACTTGCGAAAAAGGGTATCATGGCAGTTCTGAAATTTTTGGGTATTCTTCCAGAAAAAATTGCTGTGTCACAAGCACTCATCGAAGAGACTTTGAACGAAGCAGAGTATCAGGGTAAAGAAGTCAAACTCAATGATCCCTTTCGGTTACCACAAGGATCAAAGAAAAAGTTTGGTGTCTATGTCAAGAAGCCGAGTAGCGGTAATGTAATCATGGTCAAGTTTGGAGATCCTAATCTGTCGATCAAACGCGATGACCCAGAAAGACTAAAGAACTTCCGTGCAAGACACAACTGCTCATCAAAAACTGACAAGACTACTCCGGGCTACTGGTCATGCAAATTCTGGGAGAAGGACAAGCCTGTATCTAAACTTTTGTCAAAAGGTAGTGTCTCAGAAAAGTGGTCTGAAAAATACAAAGAGTCTATTGATTGTGACAACCCAAAGGGGTTTAGCCAGAAAGCACATTGCCAAGGTAAAAATAAAAATGAAGAAGAGCAGCCGTGTGATTGTGGCTGCGAACAAGAAGTAAATGAAGTCAACATTCCGGGCTACAAAGGTTGGGTGAATCCAAAAACTGGAAAGACTCAAATTATTCAGGGGCATGCTCCGTATCATGTTCAGATGATTGTAAAAAATCCAAGATTCTATGGTCTTACCGAAAAATTGATTATGAATCATTTGATTGAAACATACGAAGAAATGGATGCTCCAAGTCCCGAAGAAGATGCAAAATTTGCGATGGATGAGTTGAAGAGTGGAAGACGAGACATTGACCACAGCGTTGAACTCTTGGCAATGGATAGAGGCTGGGTTCGTTTTGTTGAAGGTGAGTACGCCGAGATTTCAGGAAGAAAAAGATTCAACGACAGAGAACTGCGAAAAATCTTGCAGTTGATTGACGAAGAAACACCTCTCACTATGAAATCTAAAACAACGATGGGCTTGCAGCAATACAAACCTGTGGGTAAAACCAGTGTAAAGGTTGATTACTACGGCGACCTTGAAATGAATGAAATCAAAAATCTCATCAAGGGTCGTAAAAAAGGTGACAAGCAAACTGAAATCGGACGCACGATGTCGATGTTCCGTGAAGAAAAACGTGTCGCAAAAACACGCAAGAACCAAGACCCCGATACTCATTCTGATCTCTACACCGATGAAGATCCAAAAGGCACAATCCACGGACTTGGTTTCAAGGACGTAGAAACGGCTGAGGCATCGGTTCGTAAA